ACACCTCCAATAGCAGTATCCAAAGTGGGGTGTACTACATCTTGTTTGTCCTCAAGACTCAGATCGTGACTCGTACTTTTCAAGTATTTCCAGTTGTCTGCGGAAAGTTGAACTTGATACTGCATTGTTGCAGGGTCAGGGGCAGGTACTATTGAAATTGGACGGGTGAAATCCTCGTCTTTCTCTTTACCATGCCACTTCTCGGTTCTCCTTGGTCTTACCTCTACTATCATATTTATGCACGGGCTTTCTCAAGAACGCCACATTTGGTTACGTCTGTAATTTTCACACCGCATTGGTCATGCACCGTCATGGTGTACCAGTCGCCTGTGTGTGCTGCATTTTCATTGCGGCCACGAGAGAACGGACTGCGAAGACCTGCAACATAAGCAAGTACGTTTGCACCACGCTTCTTGATACGGACGATGTTAGATTCAGAACCTTCACCGCTGAAATCCAAGAAATAGAATTTCTGAGACTCATAAGGATAGCCTGTGATCGGGTCAATATCAAAGTGGATGGTTCTGTCGTCTTGGAGCGGGTTGTGAATCAATTCGATCTCAGCACCGTTAGCCATTTTGTAGCGCGTAAACTGTGCGCCGTAGCTAAGGCCGTTAGAGTGGTACGGGCTGGAATCTTTCTGGATTACGGTCGTGTCAAGAGTGATGAAGCCAGACTTGGTGAAGTTCTCGGTTACTGCGCGGTGGAAGGCAATCATGCCATACTCACCAGTCAGAACTTTGAGCTTACGGCCAGTGCCAGGAGCTACACGGCTGTACTGGATGTCCATGATAAACTCTTCCAACAGCTTAGTTGTTAGCGTGTTGTAAGTGCTACGGTTGGAGTCTTCCAAGTACTCATCAATGCCAGGGCCAGAGAATGTCATACGACCAGAACTGTCCTCTACGCGGTTAGTTGAGCGGGAGTACATATTACCAATTGCCAACTCACGCGCCCACTGTTTCCAAAATTCAGCCTCGGCATAGTGCATCCACATAGTGTGCATTTTGCCTGTGCTGTCAGGAACCTTAACTGCAAGAACTTCATCCATCACATCACCTGTGATTTGGTATTCTTTGCGGTAGCGGCTGATGCGAGATTTCAACTCCATCGGAAGTGCGTAGGTCGTAGAACCAGACTGGCTGGAACCTTCGCCATACTGAGAGAAGAGTTTCGTCCATTTCGTACCTGGCTTGAAGTATTTCAGCGGAACGAAATAGGTGAGGTCGGAAGTGTTTGGGACACCAATATAACGGTAGTAGTTACCTACGCGACCTGCGAACTCCTTAATACGGACTTGATCTTTCGGGGAACCTGGGGAGATAATGTCACCTGGCTTGAACCAGTTCTCGTCGTAGTCCAGAGTGATTTCTGTAATACCCTTCCCAGGAGTACCTGTCTTAGCTGCGCCACTATAAATAAGTGGGCGGGTGCTTGCCCCGCGTAGCTGCCATGTAAACTCGTTGGAAGTGATTTCGACTTCCCGACCTGTACCAGCCAAAAGGCCAGTCATGGGGTTGTCTGCGTAGTTGTAAGAAGAGAACAATTTTGTCATTTTCTCTTCAAACACATGAGGTTTTGCGATGAGTGCTTTCCCAAGATGGTTCATCTCAGTGAAGTTTGCACTCCAAGGCATCTTCCTGATAATCATAGATGATTGTGCGCCTGCCATAATTTAGGTTTAATCAAAGTAATCCAAGATGTTTTTCTTCTTGGGTTTTGGATTTAATTCTCGTTTTGTCTGTTTGGCGCTTGATTCCTTACTAAAGAAACTTGTGTCAAAGTCTGTCTTTGCCCATTTTGCCAATACCATAAGAACCTCTGGTCTGTCATAAGCTGCATTTAATGCTTTTGTTAAACCAGTTACTCGTTGACCGTCAAATGTTTCTGAGGCACGAGTAATCATGTTAATAAGTATTGGCTTCTCAAGTTTACTTATTTTTAGCTCTCCGAAGCCTTCAACTTTTTGAAGTCCTTTGACGAGCTTTTCTTTTTCTTTCTGAAATTCTACTTTTTGCTTTTCCGCTTGGTCAAGTCGTGCTTTTACGACTGATTGTGCTTCTTTGTCTCGTTTGTCTTTTAGTTTGGAGAACAAACGCTTTGCTGTATCTGCGGTCTTTTCACGATCTCTAAGAGAAAGGAGGCGATCTTCAATATCATCGTCATCCATCTCCTCGTGGCGTTTATAATACCACTGCAAGAAGGCTTCCTGCCCTCGATCTGAACTCACATCAAATTGCAAGTGATCTTGTGCATAAGCCTTGAAGAACTCATCTGGTTCTCCACCTGCGCGTACAAATTTCGCGAACTCTACCCCCTTTTCACCCAAATCTTGCTTCCAAGACTCGATTACTTCTGTCACACCTTGTTCGATGTATTCTTCCGTATTAAGGAGAATTGCTTCGATTGCGGATTCAGGAGTGGTTTCTTCGTCGGTTTCAGGAATGAGTCCAGCCGCACTTAGACCAGAAAGAAATTCTTTAACTGGGTCTGCCTGTGGCTCTTCTTCTTCCTTTTCTTCCTCCTCCTCTTCTTCTTCCTTAACTGGTTCGGTAGGCTCGTCTTCTTTCAAGAACTCCTCATCCTCGTCCCAGAAGTTGTCTAAATTCTCTGCTGCCATAACTTTTTTAACGTTTAGTTTTTGTTAAAGTTCCCAGAAATTTTGCAAGTCCATTATAGACACTACTGTTGTTCTGTTGGTTTATTTTTTTCGTTTTCGAGCTTTGCTTCTTCCAATTCCAACTTTTTCGCTGCAATTTGCTGCTTCATCAAATCAACTACGTCGGGCGTATTATTGTTGTTTTGGTCGTTGTCTTTTGAGAAGCCAAGGGCAAGCACTGCCTGTTTTGCAAGTTCTCTTTCGTACTTGAGAGCTTCTTGTAGTTTGATGATCTCGATTTGACGCAAGTGCTTGGACTGCTCCATTTGCTCTTGCATCATCATCATTTCTTTCTGCTGTTCGGCTTTCATCTGCTCCATCTGCTGTTGGCGCTCAAATGACTCTGACTCACCAGCAGTTAGTATTTCTTCTGCTTCTTGGATTGATTTAGCTCTTGCTGCTCTGATCGCATAAGCCATGCCAAGTGTACCGTTCTGCATCGCTGCGAATCCGAACTGCTGAATTACTTGCTTGGTTTCTTCAAGTTTGTTTGAGTCATCAACGAAGATACCGAAGTTGCTGTTAGCTAAGAGAGCAGGGTCAACATTAAGCATCTGCACACTTAGATCGTCTATGACATAAGCCAGCCTTACGCTTTCTTTTCCGAAGTAAGTTGATTTAGCCTTATTTAAAAGTGCCTCAAGTAAGCGTCGGACTGTGAAGTCGTGTGTCTGAAAGAACATACCGCTCACATTCGTTGAAAGTGAGATGACACTGTTTACGTTTTGAACTGCTTCTCTTTCTTGAATTTGACCTTCTAACTGTTTTGGAACCCCAACAACTTCTCCGCATTTCTGATCTACCCATTCAGCGAGAGCCTGGTACTTTCCTATATCTGATGTGTTGGAGAGGTCTATTTCTTTTGCAAGATTTGTGATTTCTCCACCGAACTTATTGCCTTCCTCAGCAGGGTTCAAGTACGAGTAGGAATTAGCGTCAAGGAAGTATTCAAACGTTGGAATGTCTATACCAGCGGATTTTGGAATTGCCCCGACGTTAATCAGGACTTTCTTGCCTTTATCCTGCGCCATCAAAATCTCCATTCGGTAGTTGATGATGTTGTACAGGTATTGGTAAGGTCTCATGCGATCCATGCTCGAAGTAACCTCTCCACCTTCGTAGTCAAAGATAGTCCCGATATAACTAAGTGTAGGCTCCTCTGAGATGTTAAACACTGACCCCATTCCCACATATATGTCTGGGCCTATTTTATAGCCTTCGTGAACCTCTGGAACCCATCTCCATTTTACACTGATGTCTCCGAGTTCCTTGTTTAGTTTGTAATGTTCGTTTACCTTTTCTTGTAGCTCTTCGCCTGTTTCTAAATCCAGATAAGTAAGAAGCCCCTCTTTTCTCAGCGACTTCCACTGTACATGAAGCACCCGTACATAATCCTGAGAATAGTCGTCAAAAGAACGTGAGTGGTTTATTTGAAAATCAGCGTTACTGAAATTGTAGATGCGGTCTATCTGTTCTTCGGTTAGTTCTTCACCGAAGTCTCGAATGATCTCGTGAGGTGACTTTCGTAGTTCCGCGACACAGTACTCGCCTTTCTCTATCTGCGTAAGACCAGGCTTTCTATCGTGGTCAAAGTACATTGGGTTTATTACCTCAAAGTCAACTTCTCCGCTTCTTTCAAATACTCTGTAAATCTCCTTACCAGACAGGGCTGCGTGTTTTACACCTCTTGCAGTTTCCTGTGGTATGTTTAGTTTAAAGTGAAAATACTCAAGTAGTTGATGAGCGAGAGCCTCGGCGGGGTCTTGGTGATAACGAGCCATATACTTACGCACCTCTTCTGGTGTTTGTTCTGGCTGCTGGCCCATCAGTTGATCTATGACGTACTGACGCATCATACCAAACTCCGTGTTTTCCTTTCGTGTGGTTGCGTCTTCGTTGACTGCTACCACTTTCCAAGAAAGCGCACGTTTGGTTGCCATATTTGCCAATGCACGAATCTTAGTTGAGCTAATATCTCTGTGTGTTAGCTGTGCTGGCATTGTTCCCTCGAACTCTTTACCCCAAGGTCTTGTGATATACAGAAAGTCTGCTTCATCAACACGCCCCTCGTACAACTCATAGTTGAGCCGCATACGGTTATATTCTCCAAATGCGGTTACTAAAGAATCAGATAGAAAAGAGTGGCTATCGTAATAATCAATGAACTCCCTGTACCACTGAAAGTCGTCTGCTTCCTTCTGTGTCTGAGTAAGTCTGTGTTTATCTGGGCGCATTTCCTCGTGGGTATTTAGAACGGATATAATCCGCTAAGTCATCTAAGTTATGTTTGAGCGAGTTTCTTGCAGTTTGTCTGAATTGCTCCTCGTCATTTTTAATCGTAAACATCAATAAGAACATAGAAATCACGCGGTCAAAGTTGTCCTTATGATTGTACTTTATTAACTCTTCAAGCAGACCTTGATCGTAGATCGTCTCAAGTCTTAACATTGTACCTCCGTCCTCGTTTATTGCGATCTCTTCTTGTAGCCATGCCTTGACGTACTTCTCACCAGCGTCTTTAAGTGGGGTGGCCATGTGTACGCCCCATCTTCGAGAAACCTTAGAGTTTTTAATTGCAGCACTGATAACTGCGTCTGGCTGTACAGCTAACAGATTTAATTTTTTCTTATTTGTAAAGTAGTTCACACAATCCTTCGCCATGTTCTCGTGCATGATCTCAGCGTTTCCGTAGAACTCAGAGAGCATTGCTGCGTATTTATGTGCTGTATCAACTTCGTCTGGTCGGCCTATATAAGATGCAACAATATTACCTGCCGTATATGAAAATTTTGCATACGTTTTCATCACATAAATAGACGCAAGTGATTTGTGTCTCTCTTGTGATGCGTCCTGGAAGATCGGGTCATACCCTATTATGTAAAGCCCTTTCTCTACGTCTTTTTCTGGTTGTTCATAAATTGTAATACACCCTGTTAAATCAGAAGGAGGTGTTTCAAAAGAAGTACAAGGTGTGAATATTCCTTTTGTGTCAGGAACGAATCTTATCTTACCTTCAAAATATTCTAAATGTCCGTGTACTCCACGACTCATATACATTGGGTCGGACTTTACTTTCTGCAACTGTTTCTTTAACTCAGCAATAGGAAACGAGTTAGTAGAAGCTGCCAAGAAAGCCTCAGAAGGCGAGAATGGGTATTCCATCTGCCGAGCGCGGAGTGCAGCAGGGCTAAGGGTTTTCCTTGCCTTCATCTCTGACTGCATTGCCTTCTCTATGTCCGAGTTACCCTGCTCATCAATGAACGGTGTCATGCACTGATACACAGGATGGAAGAATCCTACAATCTGATCTTCTGCACGTTCATCCCAGATGTTCGGAAAGCTCAGGAAATTATACTGTTCAGGCGAATAGAAAAAGTTGGCATATTCAGCACTACTTCCTTCACCAGACGTACCGAATACAACGATCTGACCTGTAATCAACGCCCCGTCTTCAACCGTAGGTCGTGTAGCGGCATAAGAAAACTCCAAATTGTCAAATACACCTGCTTCGTCAAATGCTACAATATCAGCATCCGCACCGCGAAGCGCGTCAGGGTTGTCGTTAAAGCTGACAGCCATAATCTCTGACTTGTAACCTGCCTCTGTTGGTATGCCGTCTTTTACCTTTATAAAAGACGCTTTAACGTGTTCCTGGCGGTCAAGGACTTCTCGCTTTTTCTTAAAGGCTGTATGCTCATTTAAGAAGTTAAGCGCGTTCTTCACCATCACCATTGTACCACGAGGATACAAGAACTTCTTCTCTGCTGCTGCGACTACTGAAAGTGTGTTAGGGTTGGTGTCGTAGTTATTAGCTAAGATTGCAGCCATCTTGTAGCTGTAACCTCTACGACGGGCTTTGTTTACAATAAAGTGCTTACCTCCGTCTAACTCTCGTGGGTTTACTGGTAGATTGAGTTTGGCTAACTCTTTCTTTGTAATCCCATGTCGGGCAATGTGCAAGCACCAAAAGTAGAAGTAATCGTAGTCCCAAAAGTCAGGAAATGTAATCTTCTTTTTACCCTTGATCTCTGTCTCGCTTTTCTTGTCGCTTTTCTTTATCGGAGTGTAGT